TTTAGGTTTATAGTACATTCACAAATTTTAGAGTAGTCTTCTGTTGTTATAAACGATTCAAGGTGAACGTCTACTGCATTATGAAGGGTTTCTAGATTATTACCAAGACTCTGTTTTAGTCCAATGGTATACTTTTCTAATGCACCATATGAATTTAATTCTTCTGCGGTAACTGGTTCTTTTATTTTCTTACCTTGCTCGTTTATTATGCCAAGCTTATACGCAGCCATTTCTGTTATAGGGGTGGAAAGTGATGACATTAGATATCCCATAGTAATCCCAGTATCTATTGTTTCACGAACCATAGAGTTAAACTCTACACCATGTACATGAATCTTGCTATGGGGGTTAAATGGGCAACCGGGACCGTGGGCTAAACTCCCGCAAAAACAACATCTTTTTGAATCACCAGCATGAAAATGTACCTTATGTGGAGCAAATGGACAACCGGGACCGAATGCCGACGACCCGCAAAATACACATTTTGTCTTTTTAATCATATTAGTTAAATTCCTTTAATTATTTAATCCTTTTGCGGCGTTTTTCTATAAGCATAAGAACTAACGCTCCAGCCGTTGCACCTGTAGCAGAAGATATAGCAACAAAAAATTTAGCCCATGCACCTTCAACAATTAAAATACTACCTAAAACGATGAATGGCAGCAGTTCTTCTACCCATACTAGAATACACGTTAGGGTTATTTCTAAACGCTGTAGCCCTAATATCCTCCGTAACGCTATATACCACGCTACAAAGCTTATTACAAATGATATTAAACATATTCCTATTAGGAGGGGGTTCATCGTCGTTCTCTCCTACCGTATCACTAATTACCAGCCCTAAAACATCAGCGGGTTTATAGTATTTCATAGTTATTATAATAACCTCTTATAATTATTTAACAAAAATACATTTTAATTATTGTTTCTTCTGTTTACATCCGTTACAAAAAAAAACTCATTATAGATACATATATACTATATCGTGTATTCAGATACTGTTAGTGACAAAAAACACACGTAACATCCTATATAATAATATTCATAACTGATTCTTGATTGTTCTTGTTTATTATATCTAATCGCATATAGATTTTTGTAACGAATATTAATATTCTTGTATGATATATGAAGTTTTCTTCAATCAGGAGATGACTTTGGTGTATTTTGTGGAAAATTAAGTGGGATTCCTTTAATAAGACATTCTTCAATGTATGTTAGTGTTTCTCTATTTGATAAATCAACCTTATCGTTAGTATGCTCTAAGATCCACTTTACATCATCTGGACGAATTTTTTCAAGTTCCTTTGTAAACCAAACACCATGTCCATGTGCAGAATATAAGCCAAACTTATGATGTTCTGAGCACAAACAAACAAGATTTCTAAGATCAAATCTTAAGGGGCAATCCTTATGTTTTCTGCTAATTATATGATGTGCCTCTACACGTTGTGGTTTACCCGTATTGGCGTGTTTATCACCCTGCTTCATGCCGCAAATCTCGCAAGAAAAGTGTGCTCGTTCACGACACATTTGGGATGCTAATCTAAACAACCGTCTAATCAATATAGGAACTGAAGTTAGTTTTTTTACCTTTACCTTTTTACGTTTATTCTTCATGGTTTTGGTTGTGGAGCAGGTGGTTGTGGGGTGGGCTCTGGGCGTTTAGTCCCACACCATGAGCATCTTGGTACTTGTGCAACACACCAAGTGTGACACTTTTCACAAAGCCATTTATCTCCATGTCTTGGGTTTTCCATAATAACTCTCCTTTATATTACATACCTATGTTTGGTCGTCTCTGTATTTGTATCTTACGTTTCTTGCTCTTTTTGTTGTTTGTAAATAATGGTTTTGGAACTCTATTGTCACCTTTTGCATATGGTATGTTATCTTGCGGGGCGATTCCCGTGGTTTCATATCCACTACCACCTACAACGTCAGCATTAACCATTTCTTCCTTTATATCTTTCTTTGCTTCTTTCTCCATAGCAGCCAAGCGGTCATAATAATCAGGAAATTCTACTAGATGATCTAGTGCTATTTCTCTAGCAACCTCTTTATCATCAGTATGTTCATATTCTACCTTGATACCCTTGGCAATTTGGTATAATATATCATCTAAAGGGACATTATGTAGTTTTGCAATTTTTTCGGGGGTGTATTTATCGGCCAAGCCACCAGAAAGAGAATCCTCAGACATAATATTTTTTATAAAACTATCAAATTTCACTTGATTTCTCCTATGATTGTGCTATAGTATATTGTAGCTAGAAATACTTATTAAAAACCGGACAAAAGCAATGGAAACTATAGATAAATATAAAGTAGAACTTGAACAGGATACAAAAATTGATGTTTTAAATTTGCGTGATTGTCAAATGCGACTGCCAGCAATAAAACATAAATGGGCATCTAGGCTTATAAATCACAAAATTGAGTTAGAAAAAACTAAATCCTTAATAGGAAAGGCAAAGGATGCTATAATAAATAAGCAATTGTCAGATCCAAAGGTTAAGGTTAGTAGACCATCACTAGAAAAAAGCGCAGATAACAATGACGTTGTTATACGCCTTAAAGAGAGTGTCAACGAACAGGAATTTGTGGTAATGTATTTAGATAAAGTAGAACAGATACTAAAGAGTATGACGTTTGACATAAAAAACGTTACCGAAATAATGAAGCTGGAACAGCTATAATAAGGAACCCTTGATAAAATTCATATTTGATTACGATAAGTCAAGAAAAATGGGTATTGTTCAAAGTGATTATCTTGATAATCTACGTGAACACTTTTCTGTTAAAGATCCATTAGCGGGGTTAAAAAAGCAACGCTATGGAAGATTTATACCTATTAGGACTTATGCTATAACACCTGGGGGACGATTTAAACTTGGAATGTTTGGAGATATAGCAAATTATGTTAGGGATCTTAACATACCGTATAAAATGATTATTACAGAACCATTAAAGGAAGCATTTTTTTGTAATTATAATATATCTAATATAGTTAAACTTAAATATGATCTTCGTGACTATCAGGAATTAGCTGTAACCAAGGCTTTAAAGCAGGGTAATGGTGTTATTGTATCTGCTACAGCTTCTGGAAAAACACTTATCATAGCAAGTCTTGTGGAAACCATACGGGCTAACTCACATAAAGATCACAAAACAATAATTGTTGTTCCAGGAATACAGTTAGTAGAACAGACATATAAGGACTTCATACAATATGGTGTTAATCGTAACGTAATATCAAAATGGTCTGGTGATAACACATGTGATAAAACGTCAAAGATTATAATCACAAGTTTAAGCATATTACAAAGTAAATTAGCAGACCTTTCTATTTTAAATACATGTGATCTTTTTATTGCCGACGAATGCCACAAATTTAGAATAGGAAACAAGGCAAATTCATTATTAAAGAGTGTTAATACACCACACACATACGGGTTTAGTGGTACAATGCCGGAAAATAAAATAGATGAATGGAATATTATAGGAATGTTTGGTCCTATACTACTAAGAAAGACATCTAACGACTTACAAAAGCAGGATTTTATTACTGATGCAATAGTACAGGTTATAAGAATAAAATATAAAATCCCACTTGTATATAAAACACGAGCAACAGTTGTAGATCCAAGCGCAAAATATAATGAAGAATGTGATTATATCTATAAGAATGAGTATAGAAATAGGTGTATATCTAAACTAGCACATAATACAGATAAAAATATACTTATACTTGTTGACAGAATAGAGCAGGGTGAAATTCTTACAAAAACTATATCAGAAATTGATTCTAATAAAACGGTATATTTTATTAGAGGTAGTGTTGATGTAGAAGATAGAGAAAAGATACGAAATCTTATGGAGACTAGCGATAACATTATATGCATTGCTATTACTGCCATTTTCAGTACTGGTATTAACATTAAGAACCTACACTATATTTTATTTGCGTCTGCTGGTAAGGCAAAAATAAAAATAATCCAATCTATTGGTCGTGGGTTGCGGTTGCACGATAATAAGGATAGGCTAATAATATTTGACATCTGTGATATTTTAGAGTATAGTACTAAACATCTATCCAAGAGATTATCGTTGTATAATAAGGAAAAAATAAAATATGTCATCAAGGAAATTAACGAACCGTGATTTAGAAGAGATTAATGGCGCATCTGCTTCTGCTAAGACCTCAAAAGAAGACTTTGAGGAATTTGAAGAAGAGTTACCGCCGGAACTTTTAGTAGATAAGAAAAAAAGAGGAAGAAAAATAAAAATTAAAGAAAACTATGTTGATCCTGAAACCTTTAAAAATCAAATAGTAAAATTTTATAGTGATGATAAATTAACAGAGGAATTAGGAAAGGCGGTAAAGGATATCGCCACTAGGCTTGGCTTTGCACCCAACTTTATTAATTATACGTATAAAGAAGAAATGATTGGTGATGCAATAGAAAAAATGATGAAAGCACTATTAAATAAAAAATTCAGTCCAGAAAAGGGAAATGCGTTCTCATATTATACTAAAATAGCATTCAATGCGTTTTGTAATAGAATAAAAAAAGAAAAGAGAAACCATGAGGCTATTATAGGATATCAGACACAGGTATACGAAACACTGATTCATACTGGTAATATACCAGATGATAATGTAGAAGAACATGATGGGAATATTTAATATGAATATTAAAGACGAACGGGTTGCTATAGTATCTGATATACATATAGGAAAACACCAAAACAATTCCAATTGGCATAAGATAGCGTTGGAATTTGGTGAGTACTTTAGAGAAACACTAAAGAAAGATAATATAAAGGATATAATAATTTGTGGAGATGTTAATGATGATCGTGAAGAAATATCTGTTCAGTCTATAAATGTTGTAAATGAATTGTTTACGATGTGGAAAGATTTTAACATTAATATCATAGTAGGAAACCACGATTGTTTTTATAAAACCAGGTCAGATGTAAACTCACTTGCCCTATTTTCTGGTTGGGAAAACATAAACATTATAAACAAGATTACCGAGTATAATATATTTGGAAAATTACTTGCGTTTTGTCCTTGGGGAACAAATACAGAACAAATACCAAGATGTGATTATCTTTTTGGGCATTTTGAAATTAATGGGTTTAATTTATCAAAGATGAAAGTTTGTATTAAAGGTGAAGAATCAGAGCCATTTTTGCAAAAGGCACCTATGATAATTTCAGGGCATTTTCATTTGAGAGACGATAGAAAATATAAAAACGGAAGAATCTTATATGTTGGAAGCCCATATGAATTAGACTGGGGTGATTGTGGTACTGATCCACGAGGATTTTATTATTTGGATATACCTACTGGTGCATATGAATTTAAAGAAAATACCGTATCCCCAAGGCATAAAAGGATAAGAATGTCTGAAATTACATCCGCTGGAAAGATAACAGATGACATACATAAAGAGTTTACAGGTAATTTTGTAAATTTTATTGTTGATCACAGCATAAAGGATAAATATATGGAAAAACTATCTGGATTTATATCTAGTCTGGATAAGTTGGGGGCCGCTAGTCTAAAGGTGGATTATTTATTAGAGGATCGAGTTTCCGTTGAAGATTCCAACTATGAATATAATGCAGTAGATATAAAGGCATCTATAAATGAATTCGTTAAAAACACCGATTATGAAGAAAAGGAAGCTATTCTAGAAAAAACATATGAATTGTATGAAAAGTGTAACAAGGGAGATACATGAAAAATAAAATAGGGGTCGGATATATAACCTGTAATGCACAGGATAGAGTAAAACAAACATTACAGTTAATACCAAATGTTGATGAATTGATAATAGTTAATGATGGTGATCCATATAATAATGATATCTACTGTGGTAAACAAGTTATCCAACACACAAAAAATAAAGGTGTTGGAATTAGCAAAAACGATGCAATGAGACATTTAATTCAGAAAGATTGTGATCATATCTTTATTATAGAAGATGATGTTATCATTAAAGATGAGAAGGTTTTTGAACAATACATTAAGACCGCAGAGGTTTCTGGTATCTGGCATATGAATTATGCACTACAAGGTCCTGCAAATAGAAAACAGACAAAACAAGGGCCTATGCAAATAAATAAGAGACATGAATTAGAACAAACTAGTGAACCAAACCCAAGACAGATTGTTGAATATTCTAATGATATTAATGTTGCACTATATCCAAATTGTGTTGGTGCATTTACGTATTTTATTCGTGGTGTTATTAAAGCCGTTGGATATCACGATGAACGACTTAATAAAAACTGCTGGGAACATTGTGACCTCACGTATCGTATTATCAAAGCTGGTTTACACCCAAATTGGTGGTACTTTGCTGATATTGATAAGAGTTGGGAATATTTAGATAATATTCCAGACTGTATGCAAAAGAGTGTAATTGCTAAAGAGGCTGAATGGAATACTAACCTTCGAGAGGGAATGGAATACTTCAAACACAAGCACGGATTTTACCCACAACAAATTCCTGATACTAAGCAAGAAAAGGTTATGGAAATGCTGGAGCAAATTGAAAAGAATTATGCCAGGAAATTATTTAATGTATAATTTAACACTCATAAGCTGCTCATATAATACACCCGAAGTGACGATGGGAATGCTTAAGACATTCACATGGTTACATCCAACACATAAGGATATACTGATTTGTGATAATTCTACTAATGATGACACTGAAGTATTATTAAAGGATGCCAAAATCCCGTATATCAGAAATGCTGGTGGGTTACATGCACCATCTGTCGATCTACTGCTGGATAATTGCAAGACAAAGTATGCACTCTTAGTTGATACTGATATAATATTCAATGCACCGCATGATGATTTGTTTACACAGATTACTTCTGGGAATATCCATCTCATGGGAGAGCATCAAGGAAACCGTGGTGGAAAACTTCTCTATGATAGAATAGCTCCTTGGTGGTGTTTTATTGATGTGGAAGAAATCAAAAAACACGGTATTAAGTTTTTCGACAGAAAACGAATGGAAAATAATGCAGCCAATGTGAGAAAATACGATGTTGGGTCTTCCTTTTTTGAGGATTTTAGATCTAAGAAACTTCAAATAGGAACATTTAATGGTGTTGGTAAATACTATATTCATTATGAAGGAATGAGTTGGCATTCTGGTAAATACGATCCTAATAAACCTGATGGTGATATTGATTTAAATACTAATGGAACCCATAATCAGATTGGATACTATACCCATGGTAAACGGGTATATCAACAATATATTTCAGATAATAAGTTAATATTAAACCGATCATTCAAACCCTTGAATGAGGTGTTCATTATTGCTCATAATATGAATATTATCAATCATTACGAAGATAATAAGTTGATGGTTAATATTCCTAAATACAGATACTTATTAGTCGGTCAGCACGATATAGAATCTACTGATAAAATAATTGTATGTTGTAAGTTACCTAGAAACATCGAACAGCATAAAGAATATCTACAATTTACAGCATGGAAAGCACTGGTTGATAACAATTTGATCGAGACTGAATATGTTACACTTCTTGAATATGATGTAAAATTACAGTCAGATATGTATCAGCAGATAAACCAGAATATATTACAACATCCAGAAGTATGTTGTTTTGGATTTTCTAGCATGTCAAAAATGAATTGTTTTCTTACCAGAGATATTTTTTCCGATAAATTATGTGAGTTTATCGAAAGTAAATACAAAAATGGACTAACAAATTTTATAAAGGAATCTATAACATTCAATCCAAATTGGATGGTAACTTCTAATATATGTATGAAATCAGGTATATTTGAAGAATATGTTAAATCCAACTTTTTTAATCAGTTATTATCGTATTTAAATGGTAACAAATATGCTGGACACCATCTTGAACGGGCGATAACGGTGTTTATGTCTTTTAATAAACACTTGTACACTGTAATACAAAATATCGTTACTCATTATGCTGTTGACTCTCATGATACACAAAAGGTATACGGTGCCAAACCTGATTTTAGTTATATACCAAAAACTATAATATGAAAACAATTTCCATAGGAGTAAATTTATTTGGTGATACTGATCGGCAACGTCTGTGTATAGAATCGTTGCAAATTCTAAAAAATATGTATACACCGTTTATCCAATTATATTGTATACAATATGCAGATGATATAATCACAACCCCCAACCATTTTTTACGGATAAATGAACTGAAGAGATCATCCTTGGATATATCCCCAGTCGAACCGAAGAAACCCTACATAAATGATATGTTCAACATACTATCTGAATTTAAAACCGACTATTTTATATTCTTAAATAGCGATATTTTATTAACCAAACGTCTTATAGAATATGTTATTCATAGCGACTATGACAGTATTCCATTTTCAAGAATAGATTGTCATACGCCAACGACAATATCCGATAATATAATACCAATACGTATGGAAATATGTGGATATGATGTTTTTGCGTTTAAAACTGAGTGGTATAAAAATAATAGCTATTTGTTTAGGGATTTTGTATATGCAACACCATGTTTTGATCCGATATATGCAACTGTAATGCGGTTGTACGGGAACGCAGAACTCGGTAATAAGGATTATTTTTGCTTTCATCCGTATCACGAAAATGTAAGTCACAAAAAATCGTTACTTTTTGATTTTAATAAAAACCAAATGAAAACAATTTACAGCAAAGAGTTGGATATAATAGATAGATACATTAACATAATATTAATACCAAACCGTAGCAGAGCGGCATCAAATCTACTTGTATTTGATAAAACGGAAATAAATATTGAAAAAGAGTTTTGGGGAAAATATGAAAAAAATAGGAATAATTCAAACTGGAAAAATAGGTGATATACTTATATGCCTTCCTATTGCAAAATATTATTTTGATCAAGGATACCAAATTATATGGCCTATTGCACATCAATTAATACGAGCATTTTCAAATGCCATTGAGTTTGTAAATTTTATCCCAGTAGAATCGGTTTATCATTTACAATCATCGAGATCAATTTTAGCTTGCTATCCCGATATTAAAATACTTGACTTACAATTCGGATTTCAACGACCAGATAATTTAACACAACAATGGAGACAATCTGGGATGCATTTTGATGAATATAAATACTATTTATCACAAGTACCATTCGAACTAAAATGGGGGTTAAAGGATTTTATTAAACGGGATAATAATCGTGAACTCGAATTATATAACAAAATCAACCCAACTGGTAAATATCTGTTATATCAATTTGTGGGTTCAGAAGAAACAGTGAATATAACTATACCAGATGATATAAGACGTGAATACCAACTAATAGAAATAAAACCAATTACGGATAATTTCTTGGATTGGTTGCTTTTAATTGAACGTGCTGATAAATTACTGCTTATTGATAGTTGCTATGTTAATCTAATTGATCAGCTAGGGTTTAAGAATACTAAAACTCGAATACGAAAGCCATTATGCACGACAGATATTGATTATCCAATTTTACGAGAAACATGGAAGGATATACGACTATGAAAAAAATTGCATTTACACTAGTATTGAATGGTCTTCCGTTTATTAAAAAGCAGATGGAAATTATTCCTCAAGTATTTGATAAGTGGTATATTATCGAGGGTGTTGCAAATCCTGTTGCTGATACGAGTTGGTGTAAAAAACTACCAGATAATTTTCATAATCACGGATTATCCATTGATGGAACTACCGAATATTTGAATACAATTAAATCTGATAAAATTGTTATTATACGAAGCCCTAATGGATATTGGAACGGGAAGACAGAAATGTGTAATTCATTTATACACGAAGTGAACAATGCAATTTTAATGCAAATTGATATGGATGAATTTTGGTCGGTCAATACCCTTAACAATATGTTTATTGAGTGCGAGAAAATAAATAGAAATGCAATGATGCAATTTAGATGTAATTATTTTGTTGGTGAAAATCTGATAACATCTGGTCAAAATTGTTATGGTGATATGCCATATGAATGGAACAGATTATGGATAGTTAAAGATCAAACTAACTGGAAAAGCCATGAACCACCAGTTTTAAATCTTAACAATATGGTTGTGTATGGAAAAAACGAAACAACAAAAGCTGGTTGGGGATTCAGGCATTATGCATATGCATACGAGGAACAATTAAAACTTAAAGAAGTATATTATGGGTATAGTGGTGCGGTTGATGGTTGGAAACGATTGCAAGCAGAAACAACGTTTCCTGTTTATTTAAGAAATTATTTTCCATGGGTTAGGGATAATGCAATGGTTATAAAATTAGAGGATATTGTCATATGATTCCAGAAATAACAATGAACGATGAATTTGGTAAAACAATATACAAAGTTGTCACAAAATATATACCAAAATATATATTAGAAATAGGATCTGGCGACGGGAGCGGATCAACAAGTTGCTTTTTACAGGCAATTTCCAATGCCAATGTACATATTGAACGATTTGTATGTCTAGAAGCATATAAACCAAACCATGAAGAGTTGCAAAATATAATCAGCAATTATCCAAATGTACATAGTAGCTGTATACCATCAATATCATATACGAGTTTATTAGCTAAAGATTTTGAAACCGATGTGTGGAACTCTCCATACAATAAAAACACCCAATATGATTATAGTTTGGTAAAAGGTTGGTATGAACGTGATGTTAAACAAATGCAGGAAATACAACATGGGTTTCTAGATACAGACAAGACGGAACGTTGGGATGTAGTTCTAATAGATGGTGGAGAATTTACTGGGTATAGTGAGTATACATTACTTAAAGACAAAACGAATGTGTTTTTATTAGATGATGTTCATCATTCATACAAGTGTAATCAAATATATTGTGAATTAAAAAATGACGATAAATGGGAATTGTTATTTAACCTACCACATGTAAGAAATGGGGCGGCAGGGTTTAAACGAAAGGACGTATGAACGCAGCCTTTTTATTTTCTGGTCAACTTAGGGGATTTCCATTATGTATTAATGGGTTAAAAAATAATTTATTTTCCTCCTTTGAATCGTATGATACATTTTTTTATATACCAGATATTGATTTAAAATTATTAACAGATAATTGGTTGCCAACATCAGTACTTGCTGAAAGGGATCAAATACACCCTGATATATCTAATTATAATAATAATATAACATATTCTAACAGTAAACTACAACGTAACGGATATCCTTTATTGGGCAGAATGCAGCATTATTATTTACAATGGTATGGTGTAAAAAGAGTATTTGAATTATTTGACAAATATAGAAGTATCCAAAATATTAATTATGATGTAATATTTAGAATTAGAGCAGATATTATAGTTACAGAAAAATTTAATTATACACCGTTTAATGGTATTACAATTCCAAACCATGAGGGTTATAGCGGTCTGTACGATAGATTTGCATTTGGGCCGTACGAACACATGAAATATTATTGTTCTAAATATGATAATTTTAATAATATAACACATATTACAGGACTAGGTAATTCTGAATCTAAATTAAAACAACACATTGATCTCAAAAACATACCGGTAAGATTTGTATCATTACCACATTGTAGGTTAAATAAAGACGGGAGTATTCAACCATGATTAACATTGATGACATAATAAAAGACGCATTAACAGGTAACAATGAAACTAGTCAACATGGAATTACTTTATTGGCATTAGCTTGTTCTATTAGAGCAAAAAATATTCTTGAAACCGGTGTTAGAAGGGGTGGTACTACATATCCCTTATTACGAGCATGTCAAATTTTAAATGCACACCTAGTATCAATAGATATAGCAAACCCCATGTTTGTACCGCCAGAAGAATTAAGACAATATTGGACATTTCATAAAGAAGATGCATTACAATATATTAAAAATTTAACAATTTGTCCAGATTTAATATATATTGATGATTGGCATACTTCTGAACATGTATATAATGAATTAACTGCTATTAAAAATTTAGTAACAAAAAATACCTTAATAACCACGCACGATTTAATGCATACGTTTGCACACCCAAATTATAACACAGCAGTAATAAACCATGGAGAATTTCAAGGTACAGGACCATATGGTGGTGTTATAAAATTTATAAACGAGAACCCTGAATTTGAATTTGTTACAATACCGGTAAACCACGGACTTACTATTTTAAGAAGGGGTAATTAATATGAAAAATTTAGTTTTAGGATCATCAGGACAAATAGGTAAAGAACTTACAAATTATTTAAGAAACCAAAATCAAACCGTTTTTGAATTTGATATTTACAATTCAAAATATGAAGATTTAAGAATACATAATAATATATTATTACAAAAATTATTATATGAAAGTGACTTTGTTTATTTTTTAGCATTTGATGTTGGTGGATCAACATATCTTAAAAAATATCAACATACTTTTGATTTTATAGATAATAATATAAAATTAATGGCAGAAACGTTTACACACCTAGAAAAATATAAAACACCATTTATATTTGCATCAAGCCAAATGTCTAATATGTCTTTTTCTCCATATGGTATTTTAAAAGCAGTTGGTGAAACATATACAAAAAGTTTAAATGGGCTTATTGTTAAATTTTGGAATGTATATGGAATTGAACATGATCTCGAAAAAACCCATGTAATTACAGATTTTATTTTACAAGCTAAACATGTTCATAAAATAAATATGTTAACAGACGGTGAAGAAGAACGCCAAATGTTATATACTGAAGATTGTTGTAAATGTTTAAAAATACTTTCAGAAAAATATAATGATATTTCAAGAACCGAACAATTACATATAACCAATTTTGAATGGACTAAAATAATAGATATCGCTAAGATAATATCTAAAACCTTTAACAATGTACCAATTTTCCCAGCATTAACAAAAGATACTGTTCAACAGGGTTATCGTAATGAGCCTTCAACAGATATATTAAAATATTGGAAAGCAGAAACATCACTTGAAGATGGTATAAAAAAGTTATTAATGGTATAAATCAATAATCATATTACAAAAGAAAGGACATAATGAAAAAGGCGTTAGTATGTGGAGCGGGTGGTTTTATTGGAAGTCATCTTATAAAGAGACTTAAAACAGAGGGATACGATTATGTTAGAGGGGTAGATATTAAAGAACCAGAATTCGACAAAGATTTTGGAACAGAAAAACAAATCTGTGATAATTTTCAACTATTAGATTTACGCTCCTATGAAAATTGTAAAAAGGTCTTATCTTTATATAATGATGAACTGTTTGATGATGTATATCAATTGGCAGCAGACATGGGTGGTGCTGGTTATATATTTAGTGGAGACCATGATGCAGATATAATGCATAATTCAGCACAGATAAATCTTAACTTTGCTGATCTTCATAAGCATTATAAGAAAATATTTTATTCATCTTCTGCCTGTATGTATCCAGAACATAATCAGTTAGATCCTAACAATCCAAACTGTGAAGAGTCTAGTGCGTATCCAGCCAATCCCGATAGTGAATATGGTTGGGAAAAACTTTTTAGTGAAAGGCTTTATCTTTCTTATGCTAGAAATTATAATGTAGACGTTCATATTGCTCGCTTTCATAATATTTTTGGACCCCATGGTTCATGGAATAATGGTAAGGAAAAGGCACCAGCAGCAATATGTCGAAAAATTGCTATATTACCTGATGAAGGTGGTGAAATTGAGGTTTGGGGTGACGGGGAACAAACACGTTCATTCCTTTATATTGATGAATGTCTTGAGGGTATACGTAGACTTATGGATCAATCGTGGCATGGCCCCGTTAATATAGGATCAGAAGAAATCGTAACTATTAATCAACTTGTACAATACGTTGCGGATATTGCAGGTAAGAAAGTAACCATTAAGCATATTGATGGTCCGTTGGGTGTAAGAGGAAGAACATCTGATAATAAACTTATTCAAGAAAGGCTTAATTGGAAACCTAATTATTCTCTTAAAGATGGGTTGGCACATACATACGCTTGGATAAATGAACAGGTTAACATTTATAAATAATATACTATTCTTATGAAAGAATGTGTTGTATTTTTTGTTTATTAGTATATAATACATGTATGAACACAATATACAAGACTCTTGCATTGAAATACGGGTGTACGTATGATTTTAAGAAAAACTCTTATTTATAAATACATCTAGTTGTAAACGCAAAAATTATTTTAAATTACTTAACGAACTACGAAAAGTTCAACTATTAAGCAAAGGAATTTGTTGATGCAGACATATACGTTTAATGACGTTTTAATCGAGCCGCAATATTCGGATATCAGGTCACGAAAGGATATAAACATATCTGTTAAACTCAATACACTTATACACGATATACCAGTAATATCAGCTAACATGAAAACCATAACAGGACCTAGGATGGCCCTAGAGATGGGTGAGCGTGGTGCATGGGCAATACTACATAGGTTCAATACTATTGAAGAGGCGGTTTCTGATTATGAACTAGCCAAAGTTCAAATTCCTGGGGTGTCTATTGGTGTTAATGGAGACTCAAAAGAGAGGTTTAGGGCGTTATACAATGCAGGGGCACGATACTTTTGTATTGATATCGCCCACGGACACTCTATTATGATGAAGGAAACAATAGAATTTATTAAAAGCGAGGAATCTAATATTTATGTAATAGCAGGAAATGTTGCTACCCCAGAAGGTGCAAAGACGTTATATGAATGGGGTGCTAGTGCTATAAAGGTAGGGATTGGTCCAGGATCTATGTGTCAAACCAGAACCAATACAGGTGTTGGTGTCCCGCAACTTTGGGCCTTAGATAACATATATAATTCATTTGACACCACTAATAGACCTGTTATAATTGCTGATGGTGGAATAAAAACCGTTGGTGATATATCAAAAGCACTTAAGTTTTCTGATATTATAATGTTGGGGTCGTTTTTTGCTGGATGTATGGAAACACCTGGTAATGTATATAAAAGAAAAGATGGTACCAGATATAAAGTATATGGCGGATCTGCAAGTGCACATAATAAAAGTAATGGAGATAAGAGACCGGAGTTCGTTGAGGGGGTTACACAAGAAGTGCCCCTAGGCGACCATGTAAAGTTTTTATTAAGAGAGATACAGGAAGGTATTCAGTCTGCATGTTCTTATGTTGGTGCAAAAGACCTAGCAGAATATAAACTTAAATGTAAGTTTATACATATAGGAAGTGGTGGAAGGGAAGAGAGTAAAATATGATAGGTAGATGTAGAGGTAAATATGATTCCAACCTGCATAGAATCAGCAATGATTTTGGATTGGTTGTTGCTAATATGTTTACAAAAAACTTTGGTGCCACACCTAAAAAGGTAATAGTCAATTCAGATCAATCTGATGGTAAGATTTTTGTAAAGGAAGATTATGGTTGGGATTTGGTTTTAACCGTGCAGCGTGATAAACTACCAATTCATTTTCAAAAGATAATAGGGGGAACTTCCAAAAACGTAGGGTTGGCTATAGAAATTGAGGCTAAAAAAATTAAAGAACAATATTTAAAGGGTTCTGATACATATTGGCCGTCAATGTTTAAAACTGTAGATTTTGGTTGGGTTAAATATCGTGACCCAAAAAACCCTATAGAACTAAAGTCTTCTGTAAAAAACGCAATAGAAACTAATAATGTACACCTACTTCATTTTTTATGTTTGTTTTGGGAAAAGAATAACTCAATAGAAATAAAAAACAATAATAATATGTGTTCTTGGCTTATAAATTTTAATGATTTAGACAAACAGATGGTGGATACAAAACGCACAATGCGTGGTGGCCCACCGGAAAAATTTTATATGGTTGATAAAAATTACAAAAAGCTTCTGTTTATAAATTTATCAACAGGAGAACTAGAAAATAAGGAGAACTAACATGGCAACAAAAGAAACGCAAGAGTTAATAGTAGAAGCAATTAATTATTATATAGAAAACGGTCTTTGTCCAGAGGACAAGAGGCCGTCAACTGATATAATGAGAAAAATTATAAAGCTGGATGATATCAAGAAGGGGTTGGAGAAAAAGACAGATGACAACTAAAATTCTTGTGCTTGGTAGCGGATACCTTGGAAAAGAATTTGAACGGCATGGAATAGAAACCTGGAACAAAGATCAGTTCAAGGTTAACTACCCAGAATGTACATTTTCTGGATATGGATTAGACGAACTAAAGCGATATAATGTAGTAGTAAATTGTATTGGCAAATCAAACACAAGATGGTGTGAAGATAGAGATAATTTTAAAGAGGCATTATTTGTTAATGGTAAATTACCTCGTGTATTAAGTTCATTTTGTAATAAAAACAATATAAAATTTGTTCATATTTCAACAGGGTGTTTGTATGATGATACAACAATTAGTAATACAGAGGACTCTCCTATTAGTGCACATTGTAATTATACTGTGTCTAAATGGGTAGGGGAATATACATGCAATGCAAATACCGACTTGATTATACGACCAAGGTTGCTCTTTAGTGATGTTATGGATAAAAACAACCTATTATGTAAACTTTGTAAGTTTCAAAGCTATACAGGAGATAAATTAGACAGCTTTACATCAACATCAACGGTAGTTGGTGCTGTAAAAGAGTTGATTAATGCCCAACAGTGTGGTATATTTAATGTAAGTCAACTTGGTTCAGCAACAATAGCAAGAATCGCTAATTGGTGTGATCTACCTATTAAATATGTTAATACAGCAGAAGAACTACGAAAACGAGAAGGGGTGTATCTAGTTAACAATGTTATGAGTATTAGTAAATTAATACCGTTTTACAAACCATTAGATATTGAAGCAGCAATACGGGTATCATATGCAGAATTACAAAAAAATATGTCCAATAGTAACCGTAGAGCGTGATGAAAATAATTTTACCGCTGCCATATATGATATAATGACAGCGTTAGAAGAGTGTAATACATTAGAAGAAGCACAAAGTGCTGTTGAACTTATATTTGAAGCTGATAAGTTTTTGGTAAATTTATGAAAAGAGTAAACTTTAAAAAAATAGAGATAGAAAATTTCCTAAGTATAGGAAATGAAACTGTTGCAATAAATTTTAAGCGTGGTCTTAATATTATCACAGGAATAAACCACGATAAGGAAGATTCCAAAAACGGTGTTGGTAAAAGCACAATAGCAGATGCGGTGTTCTTCTGTTTGTTTGGAACTACCATACGAGAACTAAAAAAAGAAGAAATTGTTAATAATGTAAATGAAAAGAATTGCAGGGTTAAGTTGGAGTTTGATGTTATAGAAAACGAGGTATTGACAACATATTCATTAGAGAGAAAAATATCACCCACAAAGGTATATTTGGAAATCAATGGCGAAGATGGTACAAAATCATCAATGCCTAAAACAACAGATGAAATTTGTAATATAATTGGAGCAAGTGAGGAAGTTTTTAAAAATGCAGTAATTATGACTGTCAACGGAACCATACCGTTTATGTCACAAAAGAAGGTAGAAAAGAGAAAATTTTGTGAGGGTCTTTTTGATTTAGGTGTTTTCCAAGATATGCTACTAGCAGGTAGACAACAATATAATGATACTAATAATGAGCTTTCTGTTGAAGAAACCAAACTGAATGAAGTTAAAAATACTCTAAAAATTTATACATCACAAAAGGATAAAACAGATACGTATAAAAGAGAACGTATTGATACGCTATTAAAAAGAGATGCCGACAATACCAAAGAATTGTCAGTATTAAACGGTACATTGATAGTCGTTGACGAGAAAAAAATACCAGAATTCAATAATAATATAAAAATATTAGAACAAAAATATAAGACAATACAAGAAGATATAAAAACGCAAATAAAACTTGTTGCCACGTTAGAAGAAAAGATTCATACAAAAACCCAGGATATTAAACAACTAAATACTGTTGGTGATATGTGTGATAAATGTAAACGGCCCTTTACAGAAGATGATAAAAAATCACGCAACGAAAAAATATCTACACTTAAGAGTGAAATACAGGACATAAAAGAAGAAATAACTAGAAGCATAGAACGTCAACGTGAGTTGGAAGATACTAAACTAAAGTGTACAAAGGCCATAGATAAGCAAAAGAATAATATAACTGACATAAACAATAATATACAACATAATATTAATGTTTTAGCTCGCATAGATCAGCTAAATACATGGAATAAACAGATAAAGGTAGATATAGAAGCATTAGAAAATGAAGTTGGAGAATTTGATACCCTAATAAAGGACACTGCTGCTAGATTATCTGCACTAAAGGCAATAACTGATCAATTAAACAAAACCTTAAAAACACTAGATGCAGTTAAACATATAGTTTCTGAAGAGGGTGTAAAATCATTTATTATTAAAAAGCTATTAAAAATTTTAAATGGTAAATTATCATACTACTTGAATAAACTAGATGCTCCGTGTAGGTTTAAATTCGATGAGTATTTTAATGAACGGATAATAAATGATAAGGGACAAGAGTGTTCATATAATAACTTTTCAAGTGGAGAAAGAAAACGCATAGATTTGGCAATATTGTTTACGTTCATGGATATTAGAAGACTTCAGGGTAATATATCACTCAACTTATCATTTTATGATGAAATATTAGACACTAGTTTAGACGATAAAGGTATAGAAGATTTTCTAGAAATATTAAATGAACGTATTGACAAATATGATGAAGCGTGTTATATTATAAGCCATAAAAATAGCGCAATAAAAACTGCAACAAATGATATTGTATTTTTAGAAAAGAAAGACGGGTTTACCACTTTGGGTGATATAAATACCTATGATTTAATAAGGAGACAATAATGCCGAAGTTTAAGATGCCAATGCAACCACAATCAGCACCAGCACCACAACCACAAGAACAACAGCGTGGCGTTGTATATAATCCACAAACAATGGGTATACCGTATGCACCCCTAGGAATGCCCCCAGGCGTCCCACAGACAACAGTTGTGGGGCAAACAAGGGTTGGTGGCACCCCACCACCTCTGGCTATGCCAGGGGCTAATCTTAATCGTGCGGTAAACTATTATGCTGATTATGGTGGCTGTGGGTTTTGGAGAATGTTATGGCCAGAATTACTACTCAACGGAAACCAAAAGGCTATTATAAACGGACTAACAACAATGGTATTAGATGGAAGATTCTATCAAGGTCTAAAAGCTGTGCGTTTACAGAGACAAGCTACACCGGCACAACTACAATTTGTCAACTTTTTAAAGCAAGGATCAGAAAAACTTGGGTTTAAAGTAATTTATGAAATTGATGATATAATCTTTAAAGATGATATACCAGACTTTAATAGATGTAAAGTAGCATTTGAACAAGAAGAAATTCTTAAAAGTGCATTATCTATCATGCAATTGTCTGATGAAATTTCTGTAACGTGTGAGTATATGAAAGATTATTATCGTGAAAAAACAGGAAATAAAAACATAACAGTAATACCAAACATGGCACCTAAAATGTGGGCAGACGGGTTTTATGATAAAAAACGCCTTATGGAAAATTTTGATAAAAACAAGAAACGCCCACGAGTAGGATATTGCGGGTCGGGAACTCATGTTGATGTAACAAATAGGACAGGGCAATTAGACGATTTCACACATATTGTAAATCAAATTATTGCTACTAGAAAAGATTTCAAGTGGGTTATGATGGGGTGTTACCCATTGCCATTAAAGCCGTTTATTGATAGTGGAGAAATTGAACACGCCCCTTGGGCATCGTTTATAAATTATCCAAGGGCTATGCACGATTTAAATTTGAGTGCAACAATTGCCCCTTTAATGGATTGTCACTTTAACAGGGCAAAAAGCAATATTAAATTTTTAGAGGCTGCATATCAAGGACTACCAGGTGTGTATCAGGATTTAGTAACATATAAAGATGCACCACTACGATTTAAAACCGGAACAGATATGGTTGATCAACTTAAGAAGCTACTTAACGATCAATCATATTATATGAAGATATCTAAAGATAGTAGAACGTATTCTGAAACAATGTGGCTGGATGATCATTTAGATCAATATATAGAACTATATTTCACAAAATATGGGGATGCTTCAAGAAAGGCCCTGTTACAAATGAATCCAGAACAGAGACATATATAATACATTATATGTTGACTACGGCGTAGTATAATGATATTATCATGGTATGAGTAAAGTTGAACACGATATTGATATACAAGTGGTTGATAATGGGTTTATTGTTGTTATCGGCACAAAGTCATTTGTATTTTCAGAATTAGATTCGTTGGATAACTGGATAGAAGAACATTTTAAAACACCAGAGATTTCTAATGAGACTATTAGAAAGACAAAGCATGTACCTCAAGAGTTTATTTATGGAAATTCTCCTATATACCAAAGCATTACTAACGACGAATTAGTTTCTTATGATACAAGTAATACTTTGAAAGGACATATATAAGTGTCAGATTATAAAAATATATCTATAGATGTAACTGAAAATGGATTTATGGTTACAACTAATGGGCCACAAGTAAGGAAATTAGTATTTACAAATAATGAATCCCTTCGAGAGTGGTTACGCAATAATCTTTCCGCAACAGGAGAAGTAGAGAGATTTTCGGAAGCACTTGATGATAAACCAGAAAAAAATAATATATTAGTTGATTTCGCTAAATTATTTGATACTATACAAGGAACTGGTACCGTGTTAGATCCACAATATATTACGAAGTATACAAGTACAACCAGTTAAGAAATAATCAAATGTATAGAAACATATATTATAATATACCAAAGAAATATGTTAAACTTTGGTCTTGGGATGACACAGGAAAGCGCATTTCTTTAGACGTTCCATTTGAGCCGTATATATACGTTGAAAATGAATCTAATGCAGATGCTATGTCTATTTTTAATACAAAATTAGCTAAAATGAAATTTAAAACCTCGTGGGATCGGGATAAATATGTCAAAAATTCTGGCTTAAAACGAATTTTTTATAATATACAGGCGGAGCAGCAATTTTTAATTGATATATTTGGTAACAAAAATCAAGATCCAAAATTTTCTGAATATCCATTAAAGATATGTTATTTAGACATAGAAACATATTCTCCAGGAGAGTTTCCAAACCCTAAACTTGTACCGGATGCTATAAATGTATTAACCATATATGATTCAATTACAGAACGGTTTTATACATGGGGTACTGGCGGTAAGTCTGGTGGTATGTATACACCACCGGACAATGTTACATATGTTAGTTGTAATTCTGAATCAGAATTATTGTCAGAATTTTTAAAGTTTTGGAAAAGGGACTATCCAGATATTGTAACGGGTTGGAACTCAGAAAGCTTTGATATACCATATTTAATTAATAGAATAAATGTTGTTTTGGGCGAAGACAAAGCAAAGCTATTATCTCCAGTTGGAGAACTTTATTGCAGAGAAAATGTACTAACTAAATATGGTAAAACGGAAGATCATTGGTATATTAAAGGTATATCACATTTAGACTATCTTCATGTATATAAAACGTTTGCAAGAGAGAAAAGAGAACGTTATAGTCTAGATTTTATAGGAGAAACAGAATTAAAACAAAACAAACGGGTTGTACCAGCGTCTGACTTATCAAAATTTTCTGATAGTGACTGGCAGGGGTTTTGTGAGTATAACATACAAGACGTTAATATATTAGTTGAACTGGAACAAAAGCTGCATTATCTTCAAATAGTTCGTAAACTTGCATATATGGGATACACAGGCTTTGAACAGGCGTTAGGAACCATTGCAATTGTAACCGGAGCAATGGCACTTAAGGCATTAGATAAGGGAATGATTATACCAACATTCCCAGTTAGTGATGTAGCAAATTATGAGGGTGGATATGTTAGAGAGCCACAACGTGGTCTTAAAGAGGCAATAATAAGTTTCGATGCCAATAGTCTATATCCAAATACAATTATTAGTGCTAATATTTCACCAGAAACAAAAATAGGAAAGATCATAAATAAAACAGCAGATACCATAGAAATTAGAATGATTAATGGAAAGATTTTTGAATTACCACATAATAAATTTGCGGAATGGATAGAGAGCGAAAATATTGCAATAACAAAGGCTAAGATATTATATTCACAAAAGACAAAGGGGTTTTGTCCAGAATTATTGGATGGAATATATTCAGAACGTCTGGGTAATCAGAAAGAACTTAAAAAGCGTAAAATAGACATAAAACACTGTAAATCAGGATCTGATAAATATAAAGAGCATAAAAAAATGATTGTAGAGCTTGATGTAATGCAATATACATTAAAGATTTTAATGAATAGGTTATATGGTGCATTCGCAAATAAACATAGTCCATTTTATGATATTGATGCTGCGGCTAGTGTAACACTTACTGGTCAATCATGTATTAAAGAGGCATCACAAATAGTAAACAATTACGTTAAAGATAAATATGGAATAGAAGAAGATTGTACAATTTATGGTGATACGGATTCCGAAATTTATTCAACTAAAATACGAACAGATTGTGGAATAATACAAATAGGAGAAATATTTGATAAAACATCTTCTGATATTGTAGTTGATAAATATGGACATGAAATTAAACTAGTATCCAATTTAAACTGTTTAACCTTTGATTCCAATAATAAAATAGTGAAAATAGGAAAGATAAAAAAGATAGTTCGACATAAAACCAATAAGAAAAAGTATCGAATACGTGTTAATGGAAAAGAGATAATAATGACTGAAGATCACGGCTGTATGGTTATTCGTAGTGGTAATTTAATTCGAGTCTCGCCAAAACAGATCAAAAGTGGAGACAAAATGATAAGTATTTATAGCAATACAGGATCATAGTCGCTATTGCTATAAGGAGACTAATATGAAGAATTATATTTTATGTAAAATATGTACTAAAAAATATAAGAGGATAACCCCAACACATTTAAAAACTCATAATATAAACATTAAAGAATATCAAGATAAATTTGGATACGATCCTTCAATTATATGTTGTGATAGTTTAAGAGAAAAATATTCAATCACAAAGAAATCCATGATACAAAAATATGGGGAAGATGAGGGTATTAAGCGTTGGAATATATACCGCCAAAAGCAATCCGAAAGCAATACTTTTGATTATAAGCATAAAAAATATGGTTGGGATAAAAATCAATTTAATGAATATAACAAATCCAGATCAATTACAAAGGAACATTGTATACAAAGACATGGAAAGGCCAAAGGATTAACAGTTTGGGGCAATTATTGTAATAAACAAAAAACGGCTGGGTGTACAGTGGAATGGTTTATATCCAAGTATGGGGAAGTAGACGGGCTAAAAAAATATAATAGCGTTTGTGATAAAAAGGCATTAACAATAGATAATTTTATTCGTAAGTATGGTATATTAGGAGAAGACAAATATTTAGAATATTATAATAGCAGACATTGCGAATTTTTTAGTAAGATAAGTCAAGAACTATTTAATAATGTTTTTGATTGTATTTCATATGATAAATGTTATTATCACGATTATAATAAAGAATATGGGGTGTTTTTGCGAAAACTCAACAAATATACATTTTTAGATTTTTATGTTTTAGACAATAATAAAGCAATCGAATTCTATGGGGATTATTGGCACTGTAATCCACGGTTATATAATGAAGATTATAAACATATTGTTTATAATAAAACTGCAAAAGATGTTTGGGGTTGTGATCGCCAACGATTATTAGCACTTAAAGAGGAACATGGTATTAATACCCTTGTAATTTGGGAAAATGAATATATTGCTGATAAAGATGCAACACTTGATAGATGTTTGAAATTTCTAAATGAATAGGATTATATAATGATTGATTACCATATAAATGAAATTGAATCTGTAGAATGTATAGGAAATTTTGATGACGAATATGTATACGATATTGAAATGGAAGACAATACGGAACATACATATTTTGCAAATGATATTCTCGTACACAATAGCGTTTATATAACAGTAAATCCCGTCCTTAAATTTTTGAACAAGAAACTAGCAGATAATGACGGAAATGTTACAAAGGATGCCCTTGAAATAGCAGAATGTATAGAACGTGAATTAAATGTAAAAATAACTGACTGGGCACGAAAAACTTGTAATATAAAAGATCCTAGGTTTGTTTTTAAACGTGAAACTATATGTAACTCTGGGTTGTTTCTTGAAAAGAAGCGATACATACTTCATGTATTAGATAAAGAAGGATTAAAGCCAGATCCTGATGATGAAATAAAATATACTGGGGTAGAAGTAGTAAGCATAAAAATACCAAAAAAGGTAAAGCCATTAATAAAAGAAATTTCAAAGGTTATGCTTAAAACACGAGATAAAAAACTTACCGACAACGCATATAAAGAGGCATATGAAAAATATATTGCGATGAATGCAGAAGACATAGCAACGCCTATAGGAATAAATAATTATGAGAAGTATGAACGCATGTCTAATGGATTTACACTAGGAACAAAAACCCCTGGTCATGTTGGTGCAGCAATAAATTATAATTATCTATTAACAATACACGGCCTAATTAACAAGTATGAAAAAATAGAATCTGGCGATGATATTAAAACCCTTTATGTTGAAAAGAATAAATATGATATTAAAAATATTGCATTTAAAGATAGATACCCTACAGAGTTTAATATAACCATAGACAAGGTGTTTATGTTTAATAAGAATGTCACACCAGCCGTTGAACGATTATACGAATCTGTTGGGTGGAAATTAAAGAACCCAACTAAAGAAACTAGTTGTGATTTATTAGAGTTATTGGGTTGATTTTAGTTGACATTATGCTACTATACAAAAAAGGAGATACATATGAGTGAACAAAAGACAAAGCAACTGATAGTGTTTTTGGATACAATTGGTAGAACTATTATTGCAGAAAAAATTAATGAAACAAACGAAATACTAACTATTCAAAACCCAGCGGTTGTGAATATTATTCCTCAGCAGGCTATTGATCCAAACACAGGACAGCCAGTACAAAGGATGGCACTACAATTATTCCCATTGTTTTTTAGGGAATTTTTGGCTGCTAAACATGAACCAGTAAGGTTTAAATATAATAAATCTACTATAACAATGTCTGAAGGTGATATGTCATTAGATTTTAAGGTTGGTATTCAATATGAACAGTTGTTTAATAATGTTGGTGAGGTAGTTCCTTCACAGCCACAACCACAGCGCACACAACCAGCGTCTGATCAGGCAATTAAATTGTTTGACAACTAAACATAAAAATAAAGGAAATAAGGAAATAAGGAAATATATGTCTAATAAAACCGAAGTACCATCAGGATTAAAAGCAGCGTTTAAAGCATTAGAGAATATGAATTCAGATAGTGCATTATTATCTGAAAGTTCTTTGAGCGTGGTTAGTGAATATATTGATACTGGATCAATGGCACTTAATGCTATTGTATCAGGATCACTACATAAAGGAATACCAAAGGGCCGCATTACAGGTCTTGTAGGTCCAACTGGATCGGGTAAAACACTTATACTTAATAAGATTATAGCCAACGCACAAAAGGCAGACCCAGACGTATGGGGTGTTGTTTGGGATACAGAAAATGCATATGATCCTCAAATGGCTATTAATGTAGGTGCAAATCCAAACAAAATACGAGTAAATCCAGTTGGTACTGTAGAAGAATGTAGAAATCAAATAGTAACCTTTATAGATAAAATTATAGCGGAACCATCGCTTCATGGTAAGATTATAATTGGTATAGATTCATTAGGAAATTTGGCGTCTGCAAAGGAAATGGCTGATGCAGAAAAGGGAAAAGATGCAGTTGATATGGGAATGAGGGCTAAGGCGTTGAAGAGTATGATGCGGGTCCTTACACATAAATGTGCGAAGGCAAACATAACATTAATATTTACTAATCATATTTATGATGACCCAGGATCAATGTATCCATCTCTTATAAAAAGTCAGGCGGGTGGAAAGGGACCACTATATCTGGCTTCTTTGCTCATACAATTGGCCGTAACACAAGAAAAAATGGAAGCTGATGATAAAGAAGAATTTATACCCATGGCTAATAGGGTTAAGGGTATTAATATGCGTGCATTAACTGTAAAAAATCGCTTTGTACCACCATTTTTAGAAACCACATTATATTTAAATTTTAAAACAGGATTATATAAATATTCTGGACTACTTGAAATGGCAGAAGCGTATGGTGTAGTAACTAAAGAGGGTAATACTTACCTATCTAATGGTGAAAAACTTGGGTTTAAAAAGGCATTTCGTGATAATAAAGACCTTTGGGAAACGCATATTATTCCACCTCTGGACGCCGCACTACAAAAACATTTGGTGTTCAGTACAGATATAGAAAGATTGGAAGCCGAAATTAAAGAATTAGACGAATAACACTAATAGGAAATTAATGTCTAATAAACCAAAGCAAAAAAATGAACTTGATATGGATTTTATGGAGTCTATCATTGCGTATAATGCAATGATAGACGAATCCTATCTTACGTCAATAATAGATATTGCAAATTCTATTTTCTTTAAAAACGAAGATCTTAGAATAATATTTAAAATCATATCAGAATTTTATACAGCCCATGGAACTACTCCAACAGCCACAGAAATTAAAGCACATCTATCAAAGACTAGTGAAAAGGAAGCATTTAAACGTGTTGTAGCATCATTTAAAACGATGGATAGCAAATATAATAAGGATGAATTACTATCTAATACAGAACAGTTCTTTAGAGAACGTGCGGTATATGAGGCTATACAAACGACAATTAAAGATTACTCTGACGTAAACAAAGAAACTAGCACCGCAAAAACATTAGATTTGTTTACAAAGGCATGTAATATTAGTTTAGTTGATGATCTGGGACATGATTACTTTAATGATATAGATAAACATATTACTAGTTTAAGTAAGGTAAATCAATACATACCAACTGGATATTCATGGCTGGATAAAATGTTGGGTGGTGGTCTATTATCTGATGGAAGAGCGTTGTATGTATTTTCAGGTACAACAAATAGTGGAAAATCTATTGTTCTTGGAAATATTGGTGTTAATATAGTACAACAAGATAAAACCGTGGTGTTGATATCACTGGAAATGTCCGAGGATATGTATTCTAATCGGCTTAGTTCTCAATTGACAAAAATTCCAATGAGAAGTTTACGAAACGAAACTGATGCGTTAGTAGATTTCGTTAATAAACATAAAACAGAAAAAACAAAAGGTAATTTATTTATCAAAGAATTTGCACCAAAATCTGTTACAATAAGTCATATAAGAGCATATATTGAAAAGCTTATGCAAAAGAAAAGCATAAAACCGGACGTAATTATTATTGATTATGTTAATTTGCTTCTCCCTAGTGTTGTAACAGGAAATTCATATACAGACATTAAAGCAATAACAGAGCAATTACGTGCATTATCATATCTGTTTTCCTGTCCAATAGTGACTGCAACACAACTTAATCGTGACGCATTTAAAAAGGACAATCCAGGCTTGGAGAATACAAGCGAATCTATGGGGTTGTCGTTTACAGCAGATGCACAGTTTGCCATATGGAGTGATGACAGCGACAAAGACCTTGGTATAATACATATGGGGTGCCAAAAGAATCGCTTCGGACAAAATTTTGGTAAAGAGGCATTTAAGATTGATTATGATACACTACGTATAGAAACAATGAATGAAAACTTTACCAGTAGTCAAACAGTTGGTGCGGCAGAAACTTCTATAGAAAAGCTATTAGGCGGTATAAAATGAACAAAATAATGTGTTTTACTCATATGGACTTAGATGGTATGGTTTCATATTTATTATTGAAATGGACCTTTCCAAAGGATATAGTGGAATGTCAGCCTACTACAGTAGGAAAATTCAGAGTAAACTTTACTAAATGGTTATCTACTCATAATTTAGAGGATTATGACAAGGTTTTTATATTAGATTTGGCTGTATTTGAAGATAAAGACTTAATAGACTATAAAAATGTTTTTATAATAGATCACCATCCCGGTCACGAGGCTGCAACATATAAAAATGCACTATCTATAATAAAACCTAATTACGGGTCGGCAGCCAAACTAGCATACAAAGTACTTAAATCGTTATATAATTTAAACCCAACCAAAAAGCAACTTCATCTTGTTGTTTTAGCGGATGATTTTGATTCCTATAAATTGGAACTTCCTGATTCATTTAAATTAGATGTAGTGTTTTGGGGTATGAATGATAAGCTTGAATCCTTTACAAAATCCTTTATAAATGGATTTAATGGATTTACGATGCAACAGGAAAATATAATAAAGTTACAAAATCTTAAACTAGCAAAGTACAAAGAATCTATAGTGGTATACGCTGGGGATGTTGATATTCAGGGTAAAACTAGAAGAGTCTGCTCTACATTCGCAAAGGAATATATAAACCAAGTAGCTGATATTTTATTGAAAGATTATATGGCAGACGTGGCTTTGGTTATTAATACTAACACTATGCATGTAAGCTATAGGAGACAGAAAGATGGAGATGTAGACCTTGCATTATTAGCAAGAGAAATCGCTGATGGTTATGGTCATGTATATTCAAGTGGGAGCGGTGTAACAGATAATTTTGTAGAATTTACTAAACAACTCATAAAAATTTGACTTTTTATGCTGCTGTTATAAATAGTTCTATGAATGATAAATATTCTAATAATTCGATCCTACAGAGTATAAATAACAATAATCCGTTGTATAATATAAAGGAATTAGAGTTTGATGCTGTATTATTAAAGTTTGGTTCGTTGATGTCTATGTTAAAAAACAAACGAATAAACCAAACAATGTTTATGGTAGAACTTTTAGAAAGCGAAAAACACAGGGAATGCTTTAAGATACTAAGTGGAATTGAAGAGGCACGAATATTATTTCATAATTTAATAGTTAGATTTCCATTATTATGTAAGTCAAAAATTATAAAAACAAAGATAAAAACTATAAATGATAAACGAAAAAGAAAAAGACCTTTATAACACGTATTTAGCCGTTTCTAGATCAACTAGAAACAAGCCGTTTTCTATTAGAAAAAATTGGGATGGGTTTGAAAGTAGTAAAGAGTACTTGTATATTAAAAAAATATACAATTTTTTATTACAGTTCCCACAAATTAAACCACAACTTTATTTTAAAGCACCATACATGCTATATGAAGACGCAGATTTTATAGACCTACAATTCTTTTGTACACAAAAGGCTATAAGTGCATATTCAACATATCTGCGCCAGCTACAGGAAGAATCACCGGATTCTAAGCACCATATAGAATTCATAAAGGATTCTCTTAGATTCATAGGTATGTTTTGTATAAAGAAAAATATACCATTAGAGGCATATTCTACATATTCAGAAGCCACAACGTATACATGGATGAAACACGTAAAAGAACATAACGTAAGCATATATGTTATGTTTAATTTTTCTGATATATTTAATGTAATTCGTGGTACACCAAATGACGAATTAGATCTATTATTAGGTAGTATAGCAGTGGGGCTTGCAGGATATAAGAATAAGTATGATATGTCAAAGGAAGCACGAAGAATAGTTAAAGAAGGATTTAATAGGATAGTACCTATAATTAACAAATCTATAAGAAAGGAGGCAGTATAGTAAATAAGCAGTTGAAATCAATAATCGGTTATGGTAAACTAGTATAGTTAAACGATAAGACAGTAATAAACAAAATAAAGGAGATACAATGAGTAAGAAGTTTTCAGTTTCAATGTTTGACGCACTTAAAGATTCAATGGCAGAACAGCGCACCGGTGGTAACTTTAAAGATATTCTAAAGACCACTGTAGGTAATAACTACCTTGTACGGTTGATACCAAATGTAAATGATATATCAAAAACAATATATCATTATTTTAATCATGGGTGGAAGAGCTTGGCAACTGGACAGTTTGTAAGTTGTCTATGCCCAACAACCGTGGGAGAACGCTGCCCAATATGTGAAGAGAGGGTTCGACTATATCGTGGCGATGCAGAGGATAAGGAAAATGCAAAGCTACTTGGTCGTAAAGAACAGTGGGTCGTAAACATCTATGTAGTAGACGATCCTACCGATTCAAAAAACAACGGAGAAATTAAGATCTTTCGTTATGGAAAACAGATTGATAAGGTTATCCGTGATGCAACAGAAGGAATAGACAAAGATGAATTAGGTTCTAAGATCTTTGATCTAACTCAAGATGGTTGTAACCTTCGTATTGCAGTAGAGAAAAATGATGGCGGATATCCTACTTATATTTCATCCAAGTTTTTACGTGAAAGCGCAATTCAAGGAATGAATGATAAGAAGATAGACGAAGTATATGAGAAGCTTTTCAAGTTGGATACAGTTTTTGAGCAGAAGTCTGCACAGGAAGTTAAAGAACTTCTTGATACACATTACTTTTGTCAGGTTAGCAATAATTCTGATACCTCAGTAGGTGAGGGTGTAGAAGTAACTAGTTCTGGTGTCAAGGTGGCAAAATCTGCACCGGTTAAGGTAACAGAACCCGAAGTCGAAGATCCATCTGATTCCAACGAATCACAGGAACCAGATGCAAATATTCAAAGTAAGCTTGATGATCTTATGAAAGATCTATAATAACTGTTATGGTGGCTAGGGTCACACCTAGCCACCATATTTTTTAGGAGATATGTATGTCTAAAAGTGATGATATAGCCGCAGCCGAATTAGCAAGCATTGTTGGTGGGCATCTTAATACCATTAATGGATCTATGGTAGCAAGATCATCAACCAGTGATAATAATATTATACACCCGTCACAATTTTTAACTAATGTAGTAAACAGTCAATCAAGACAAACTACAAATAATGCAGGAATACCGTCTCAAATGATTATTGATCCACCAAAATCAAGATCTATAGGTAGCGAAATTGCGGGGGTTGAGGCCGTAGATGTAAAAAGTTTATTGATTCCAATAGAAGGTGCTGATAATAGAATGCGAGAAGCAATTAGGCAATATTCTAATGAGTCGGCAACAGTACCCCCTAAATTACAAGCAACACCTACTAATCAACCAGTTAAACAAGAGTTGATTCTTGGTCATGCAACACCAGCAAATAGTCACAATGTTATCCCTGATTATATGATGTCAATTCTTGAAGAAATAAATGGAAAGCTTGATATTCTATTAAAACGTGCTAAAATAACGTCAAGATATAAGAAAGTAAAACATGAAAAAAACAGATAAAGAAATATGGGAAGAGCGTTTTAATAAAAAGGAACTTTCTACTTTGTTTAGCGTTAAGCCTGGTGGAAAAAACACTAAAGCATTAAAACAAAAGACTGTTTTTAGTGAGCCAGCAGAAAGAAAAACAGAAGACAAAATAAAAAAATTAGAAACACAAATAGAGAGCGTATTAAAAGAGCTTGGGTCTGCATCTAATGAAATAACAAAGTTAAAAAAAGATATAAAAAACATGGAGAACAGTATACGGACTGTAACAAATGCTATAAGAAGTATGGCAAATATTAATCGAATGGCAGGTAATAAATGATTATAAAATTAAAAAAAGATATACTATTAAATAAGTTTCTCACCCCAATAACAAAGGTAGCGGAGAAGTGTGTTATATCCATATACCCAAATAACATACAAAGTCTAGTTACAACACAGGATTCTAATCCAATATTATATGCTAAAATAAATACCGAATCTGATATAGGATCAGAAAAAGAAATAACATTAAATCTTCCTAATGTTAATAAGCTAACAAGAATGTTAAACTGTATACCATCCGAAGAAATAGAATTAACGGTAAATTCCAACAATATAGAGTACAAGAGTTTAAACATGAATTTTAAATATCATCTTCTTGAAGATGGTGTAATAGAAAAGACTCCGGTTAATCCAGACAAAATAGCTGCAATTAAATATGATTCTGATTTTATAATAGAGCGTGGCCGCAGTTCTGATATAATGAAGGGAACAACCTTTGCCACAGACTCAAGCAAACTGTATTTTTATATGAAAGATAAGAAGGTGTATGCAGAATTAACGGATAAAGAAATAGCAAATACTGATAGTGTTTCATATTTTATTACTGATGTATTTAGTGGAGAGGAAATAAAGAAGCCACTATTGATTAACTTGGAAATATTTAAAATGTTTTATGGTATAAGCGGAAATATCATAACAAAAATAAATACGAAAAATGGTATTATATTATTTAAGTTTGAAGACACTGACTACACTCTACAATATATTGTTTCTACGCAAGTAAAATAGGGAGAACATATGTCAAATAAATTAACTACATTGGGATACTTTATGAAGCGTCTTCGAGATAGCGGATATATTGTTGATAGAGTGTTTACGGGTTATGCCTTAATAGATTCTAGAACATGGACGGTTGTTATAGATCCTGGTTGTGCATCTATTTTAGTTACTTGTTATCAAAATGATCCAGAATTAGGTCGTTCATATTTTGAAATGTATGATGGTGGGAAGTTTATACCAGGACGACTAAAATTAGAAACTAGTTCTATTGAAACGTTTATTGGTTATTTGGTAAAATTTGGTATTAATAATAAAGCAAAAAGTTATACTAATAACAATTACCATGATAATCACACTTGATTATATAACCGATAAGATAAATAATTATATGAGATCACCAATCAATAAGCCTAACGATAAGACATCTGATAAAACATCTTCTAACAACACACCACCGGATTCAAGTGAATTAGTTGAAATAGACCTAAAAGAAATTATGAAGAAATTAATGAATAATAAGGCTGTTAAAGAAGAAGTTACTAAAGAAGCAATGCGTAGAATAGATACGCAACAGTCTGTAGATGCAATAAAAAATATTTTATCAGAATATTTTAACGCATATATTCTGATAGGATATGGTATTGACGGTAGACGCACTATACTTAGGTCTGCAAATTCTGACCAAGATGATGATTCTCTATTTGAACTTATACGATACACCTTTATGCGTGTTATGCAACAAGGTTCATAACATACAAACGTATTTTGTATGTTTACCAGTTCTTACTAAATGTTGCTGGTTCTATTGGTTTCTTTGTTTCTGTATTATAATCTACTGATATTATAAGACCTTCTGGTTTAAAGTTTGAATATCCAGGACTAGTGCACGGATCGTTAACATTATAATATAACTTATATACCAGTAGTGGTTTATCTCCTGGGGTGGATTTTCCTCTAACAAACCCAGCACAACTATATAGGCTTAACGCCAATGTATCACAAACTTGTCTAACTTCTGGGGGAACATAACTGGATAATCCAGCAACAGCACCGGAAGATGCAAGACCAGTATTAGAGTTTATACCAGGGCCATTTCCACAAACAACTGGAGTAGCAAACCCTTCTGCACTAGCCGTCGCAACAATGTCACCACCGGCAGAACTATTAGAGGACCATACTCCTGTTACTAGATTGCTTCTATATTTATTATCAGAACTAACAAGCATTATGGCTATTGTTTCTCCTGCATTTGGAACACTATGGCCACCATACCCTTCTAAAATATTTTTACTTCCTACAGACTGCTGGGTTCTTCTAAACCATTCAAATTTACCACCAACCCAATTTCCATTAATGTTTCTAAATAGATGAACTGTCCCAACAACATTTGCATGTCCAACAAATATTTCCGGCCAAGTTGCTGGTGGTGTTGTACCAGACCAGCTAACGCTGCTAGAATTGGAAGATCCAAACGATATGGTGACATTTTGTGTTAGACCAAGGTTAGGGCTTCCTTGTGACCCAGAACCACCACTGCTGCTGCCAGAACTACCACCACTAGCTGCACCAGTGAACCAATCTATAGTACTACATTCGTTATCTCCGTCTTCTTCTCCACAATTACCTCGTGTGTATTCTGGTGATCCAGGAAGACCTATAGCTAAACATTCATCTATTGGATATGGCGAAACAATAGACTCTGGAACATCTTCCGGGTTTATTATGTTGTCTGGATATGGAGTACTACTTCGTAAAATACTTGGATCTGGTTCTGGTTCTACCCTAAACTCACCGCTTTTAGGGTCTATATAGCCACAAAACCCCTTTGGAACATCTAATCTTTCCACAGATCCCTTTATTAGTCCTTCATTGTATTGTATAAGAGCACTTTTATAGGTTGGACTACTAGGATCTATTGATCCGTTTCTTTTTATTTCATCATTGGCTATAGCTATATAGTCTTTATCATCTTCTGTTTTTCTATTAATAAAGGTTGGGTTTGACATTATTCCCCTCCTGTTGTTCTCATACTGTCTCTAACTGCTTCTTTAGCGGGTAAAAAGGTAACGGCACTATGTTTATATACATGTGTATGTGGAAGAACCTGGTGCGTATGCCCATCAACTGCCGCTGCTGGTCCTGTAGTTCCCCAACCAGTTAATAATTCTGTTTCATAAAACTCATATGGTGTTGTCATATGAAGAGAACCAAGTTCTCCCTCTACAAACATACCACCGCCTATAACGGCATTTCTAGTTACATGTAACTGACCATCTATAACTACGGGTTGGTGCTCCACAGGTATCAAAGAAATTTTTCTTGCACGAATGTTGAACCGTTCACCACCATCAATTAATACTTCATTTTGTGAAGAAATGTTTACTTGTTCGCCTACAAGGTTTACTATTGTTCCATACATATCCATAGGACCAAATGTTTTTATGTTTATTCCCTTGGCACCAACTAGAAGTTTATATTTATTTCCACAAGTAAGGTTATAATCTCCACCAGGAGCATCATCAACATCAACATATTCTACGTGTGGGGATGTTTTAAGTGTAGGATATACACCCTCAAGAGCAACATTAACACCATCAATTCTTAATTTTCCTATTGGGTCAACCCTAAAAGACTTTAAATCATTCATTACAAGACCAATATTTTCAACCTTGTTTTTTGCTATTGTTGTAATCTCATCACCTTCTCCTAGCTCTTTTTGTAATCGCATTAGTTCAGGGCTGTTAGATATTATTTTTAGTGACATAACACTACCAGGAAGCTTTAACGGATCTGGAAGCCACACCCCATCTTGTGTTGATGGACTAAACCCCCTATTGTTTGGTGATGTACCAACACCAATAGAACCCTTATTTTGTGGATTGCAAACAGCGCAAGGAGATCCCAAATAATAACCAACCTGGCCTATAATTTTTGTAAAGCCACCCAAATCAAGCATCTCTTGAGTAACTGGTGGGCTTACATAATTCCATTGTTGTATTTCCCATACACCAGGTATATAGGGTAAACCACCACAAACCGGACATGGGGCAAACGTCCCCGATCTTGATTGGTATTTTGATACTTCACCAGGGGTGTCTTTGTTTGCTCGTTTGCCATCAAACAGTCGTTTATATTCGTGGATTTCCCGTAGTATTTTAATTATGTCTTCTGCAACACTATATTTTTTAGG